GTGTTGAGCTTGAAATCCTTTTACTCCGTCATCTATCTGATTTAAGAAAAAGTTTTTAACATAGAACTCTGGCATATCCAGTTGCTCTACTCTGGCGTTTCGCTTACGAGCTACATACTCTTGGACTTGAGGGGAAGAAAAAGGAAAGGCTGCTAGAGGTTTTAACTCTCCGTCAGCAGGGTCAATAACTCTTGTAGTTTCTAATTCTTTAAGCCAAGCATTTTTTAAGTTAAGTCCTAAAGCTTTTGACTTTGCCTTATAAAAAGCAGGAGCATACCAAGGGTTTTGACCTCTAATAAATGCTGCTTCTTCTGCAAGACCTTTCTTTGTTAGATCGTTTAACTTTTTAGCTATCTGTCCTTGTGTTGTTTCTAGATTTATTTCTTCTGGATATAACAACTTTTCTGTAGCTGTAAATCCATCTGTACCTGCTCTCTCTCCTGCTGATTCTGCTTCTTTTATTTCAGCAGCTTTTACTTTATCTATCTCTTGTCCAATATATTTTTGTAAAGCAGGTTCAATAATCGCCAAGGATTGAGCTACTTGGTTTAGAGGACTTGTAATATTTATAGGTGCAACAGTACTTTGAGTTACAAAAGTATCTACAGGTCTAGTGCTTGGTGTAAATCCTCTAGGTTGTACCATAGTGTTTAAGCGTTAATTGCTGCCATGTTAGGTTTAATGTCAAGGTAGCTTTTCAATCCAGTAGAAGCTATACCTGCTATGGTTGGCAATAGACCTTGATATTGTTGCTGTGCTTGCATATATCCTCTGTTAGCTATATCTATAGCTTGATTTCTACGACTTTCTCTTTGAGCTATTATTCCTTGTACATCTCTATCGTATTGTCTTTCGGCTGATTCAAGAGATTGATTTAAACTTTCTCTCATAACACCTCCTTGTCTTTCTGCATCTGCTAATAAAATATTTAACAATCTACCTGATTTACCTTCTTGTACTGCAATGCTTCCTTTAGCTTTTAATGCCTTTATAGACGCTTCTAATTTCTTTTGTCCAACAATAGCTCTGTCTTCTTCTAACCTATCACTGACAGCATTTTGTTGTGCGGACATAGCAGCATCAGCAGATAAAGCTGTCCTTTCTGCTGCTTGATATGCGTAAGATGCTGTTTCTCTAGCTGCTTTGTTTTTAGCTGCTGCACCTGCTACTTGTGTTACAGCACTTAACGCTAGAGAAGCATTAAATAAGTTCCCTGCGAGTCCAGTTAATCCTAAAGCTCCTGCTACAAAACACATTAGGCTATCCTCATGAATTGATAGAAAGGTTTTTTATGCTTACCATATTCTTTATGATACTCGATAAACTTAAATCCTAAACTTTCTAACCACTTCATAGCTACTACGTTTTCTGCATATACAACATTATATAAAATTGTATATGATTTCATTAACTCATCAACCCATATTCTGCCTTTTCTAATTAATTGTATTCTGTATTTTTTACTTGAAAATAACTCATCAGTAGAAACCATATAGATACAGCCATTACTGGTTACACCGCAAACACCAATAGGATTATCTTCATCTCCACAGATTGCCATAGCTTCTTTACTAGCTAAGTATGAAACCTTCAATGCAGTTTCAGCATCTTGATCGGTTTGATAAACAGCTTCTAATTTATCCATATCTCTCATATTTTTAGATACATAATCTAAATCTTTTAATGTGCATTTTCTTAAATGACCCATTACATTCTCCTGCTCTTCATGTGAAACATAGCTTCGTATTCTGCACTTGCTAATAGTGTTGGTAAGAATGTTTTATTCTTTACATCTATATCAACCCTATCTGCTCTGCTCATTATTGGAACTCTAAAAGTACCTGTTTCTAAATTAAGCTGACCAATCGCAGCAGAAGCAGCACCTAAAAATCGACCACTAAATTTATGAGTGCTAGTATCTCTTAACTCAGGTGTTACTTCTACTTGAAAGAAACCACTCTTTTCAAACTTGATATAGAAATGATGTAGCTGTAATCTACTGCTAATAATCTCAGCACTATTTTGTTGTATGGTTTCAGTTATTCTCTGCTTACTAAATCTATAGTGCATATCATAAGGTTCTCCTACAATAAATTTTGCATTTGTATAGTCTCCACTTGCTTCTATTGTTGATGTTGAACCATTTGTTAAGTTTGTAGATTGTATTACTGTGGCAGGTTTTAAAGTTTGTGTTACTCCATTAATATCAACAAACGTACTTGTTTCATTACTTGCTAGAAATCTACCTACTATATCCATCTTTGCTCTAAGTCTATACGGAAGAGTAAAAGTAGTCTTATCAGTAGATGAATTATAAGAAACAGTTACATCTGTTTCAGTTACTTTATGGTCTAAATGAAACTCAAAATCTGCATTACTTTCTTTAAAATCAGATTCAAATGGTATTTTTTCTAAGGTAACTGTATTAGCTTCTTCTATAACTAAAAACAAATCAGTACCTATAAAGTCAACATTTTTTATAGACCTGTTCTCATTGATAGTAAAAGTAAACCAACTGTTTAAAACTTTTTGTCCTTGACTACCAAACAGCCATCTGTTTATAAATAATTTATTAGGGTTATCAGTTCCAACACAAACAAGAATATCCTGATTATTAGATACAGCTAATTTAAAAATATTACTTGGTATTAGTCTTGGTACATGAATAGTTATGTTTGCTGCATCTCTAGCAGTTTCAGCAGTTTGTGTAATATATTCTCGAATACCTGCAAAGTTACCTTTCTTAGTTAAAAAATAAATAGAGTTACCAGAACCCACAGGTGCAGCGTCATCTGCGGATTCAAATTCTGTTGATACAAGTACGTTAGCTGTGGTCGGTGTTAAGTTATCTGCTGAACTGGATAGTACAAATTGCGTTTGTTCGGAAAATAATATTAACTGCTCTCCCATAGTTACTGCGTGTTTAAGAATAGCAACTTTGGTATGAGAAGCAGCTACATCTATAGGGTGTGAGTCAACTACAGTGAGAACTGTATCAGGAAAGAAGTTAAAAAACTCTGAAACATTAGACAGTATTACATTATCATCTGCTAAAAATCCTAATCTGTTTCTGAAAAAAAATACATTATTTATTTTACGACCAATAAATGAAGGGTCAGGAGCAGACTCTATATCTCCTGCTGTTCTTTCTCCCCATACAGGTAACGTATATGAAGATGTAACTCCATTTATTGTAAGGCTATAAGTATCTCCATCAACCCTTGCAAATCTAAAATTACCATCTGCCTGTCTTATTAAAACGTGTGGCATAGTAGCGTAATCAAACTTAAATTGAATACCTGCTTCAACTGTTTCTTCCCATTGACCTTCTTCTAAAGCATTACCATTATTAGTGACGAATTTTACATAGTAATTATCAAAGTTAGTATTTTCATCTCCTTTAACTTCTACCACCATTCCGTTAGGAGAAACAGTAGGTAAGTCTGTAAATCTTTGAACTGAATTTTTTACTATCGTTAACTGTGTATTACCTTGAGTGTCAGTGCCATCTATAGCAAAATTACTACCATCATTCTTTTTTATATGTATTACACTTCCACTTCTTGCAATAGTAAATCCAGACAATCCACTTGATAATCCATTAGCTAAATCAGTTGCTACTCCTTCTGTGCTAAGAGTAGAATCATTAGTCGTGTCATCAGTTACAGTTACACCATCAACAGTAATTGAATAGACAGTATCATTAGAAACCTGCTTTACAAAAATAACTGCTTGTGTGATGTTACCTGCGGATAAAGTTGTATCCATTGCAGTTGTTTGATTTGTATTAACAACAAAAGTGAAGTCAGCAATCGTTACAGTTTTGATTGTATCTCTAGGATTTGAAGTATTTAGGTATGTAGTTCCGTCTGGCTTGTTTACAGTTTTTTCTGTACCATCAAGCTCATAAACTTTTACATTGCCATTACTAAATATTGCTACATATCTTTCATTGACATCTCTATTTATAGTTTGAATATGGACATTACCTAATGTGCTAGTGCTTAGATTTGTAACGTGCTGTATGCCTGATCTTTTTACTAAACCTACAACTGGGTTGCTATCTGCATTGTCTTGTATATCAGCGTGATCTGATTGCTTAGAAGAATCCGAAGATTGTGATATACCTCTAAGCAGCGTAGGTATTGATCTTGATACTATCGCCATAGTTATCTGTTAAGAACATCAGCAGGTGTAAATGTATTCATAGCATTATTAAGATTTGGGTCTCCTGATAAAACATTATGGTCTGCATTATCCATATCATTTTCCATAAGGTTTGCTCTTGCTCTTGCTTCATCTTGTGCTGTATAAGTTCTTAATCCATCATCTCCAACTAATCTATCTACAAATACTCTTGCTGCTCTTATGTTTATATATCGTCTAGCAGATTCAGGTATCTCATCAAAGTTTCTAAAGTAAGTAACATTACAAGTTAAGTCTTCATCAAAAACATAAGTATTATTTTTTCTGTCATACATCTTTAAACCTCTCTGTATGACATCAATAGTTGGGTGGTCAAAAACATTAGCATCTACTTTCAATATATCTGTACCAAGAGCAATTTGATTACTGCCATCTCTAGTTAGTACTACATTAAATTCTTGATTAAAAGACCAACCTTCGTTCTGTACGTCTTTATTTATTTCAGCTAAAGTCTTCTGTGCAGTAACAGCATCTACTGGAAGAGTGCCAGTTAAGGTATTAATAGGTGCTTCGCCTATTGCAGCAAGCATGATATTAATACATTCAAGTTCTGTGGTTGCAGCTACAGCCATTGTTCTTTACTTTTTTGACATTTTCAATGCCATTAAATTACTTTTTAAATTTTTAGACTTTTTCTTGTCTGTTTTTTTAGGTCTTCCTACTTTGTTTCCGTAAGTACCTTTTCCGTAAGGCATAAAAAAAAAGGGTATCTAATAATAGAATACCCTATTTTATGAAATTAGG